TCCTTCTCTCTGGCTGTTGACCGGGACTTCAAGTCCCAGTCCGGCGAGAAGGAAACGGACTTCATTGATGTGGTGGCATGGCGCAACACCGCTGAATTTGTAAGCAAGTATTTCTCTAAGGGCCGCATGGCTGTTGTGGAGGGCCGCTTGCAGCTGCGTGACTGGACCGACAAGGACGGCAATAAACGCCGCACCGCCGAGATCGTGGCTGACAGCGTGTACTTTGGCGATTCCAAGCGGGACGGCGGTGACGCGGTGCAGGTCGAACCGCAGGGCGGTTTCAGCGAGATCGAGGACGATGGGGACCTCCCGTTCTAAGGCGGTGGGCGAATGCCGAACAGGATCATCAAGGATAGCATCAGGACGAGCAAAAGCATCAACGCAATGTCGGACTTTCAGTTCCGATTGTGGGCGTACCTGATTACCTACGTTGATGATTATGGGCGCGGAAGCGCAGACCCGGAATTGCTCAAAGGCTTTGTATTCCCCCGCAGAAAAGGTGTGACTGAAGGAACGATCAGTAAGACGCTTGCAGAATTGGCGACCATAGGCTCTGTGATCCTCTATGAAGTTGACGGAGAACCGTACCTATGTTTTCCAAACTGGAGCGAACACCAGACGGTGAGGAACAAAGTAAGCAAATTCCCGGCGCCTGCTGACGGATTGACTACATCTGAAATCAATTGCAATCAATTGCAAGCAGGTGAAAGCAAATGCGCCCGTAATCCAATCCAGAATCCAGAATCCAGAATCCAGAATCCAGAAGAAGTAGGCGGCGAGCCGCAAACGGCATCCCCGCCGGTGGTTTCTATCCCCCTCAATGACGGCACTGAATATCCGGTGTCGCAGGAGCAATGCCAGGAATGGGCGGGCGTGTACCCTGCTGTCGACGTAATACAGCAGTTGCGGGAGATACGGGAATGGTGCCTGAATAACCCGGCGAAGCGGAAAACGGCGCGTGGTGTGCGCGGATTCATTACCCGCTGGCTGGCGAAAGAACAGGATCGCGGTGGCCGTAAGGGCGCAAAAGGCCCCGGCATAAAATGCGAGGACGCTTGGGGGTATGTGTGATGGCGGGAGATTTTAAGCTGGCCGAGCTGGTGCGCCCATGCCGGAGATGGAAGGCGGCAAGGACGCCGGATGTGACGTACCAGTCTCAACAGCTTTGTTGGAATTGCGCCAATGTATACGGCGGCTGCGAGTGGTCGGCGCGGTTTGAGCCGGTTCCCGGATGGGATGCGATAGCCACAACACGGACGGTCGGCGGGAAGTTTGTAGAGAAATCTTTCAGCGTCCGTGCCTGCCCCAAATTCAGGAGGGGATGATTGAAAAATGTTTGGAAATAAGCGCTTGAAAGCAGAAATAGTCCGGCTTAGTTACCGAGTGGCAGAGCTGGAAGAACGGCTTTGCCCATGCGAGCAGCATGACTGGAAACGCACCGGCGTTGATTACAGCTACGATGGAGCAGGCTGCTGCGATGCCATGTATAACTACAAGTGCGCAAGGTGCGGTAAAAAAATGCGCTCCTTCCAGCCGTACCTGGAATTGGATGGTGATCTGGGAAATGATGCGGATCGTGGTTGATATTTACGGCGAGGATACGCAGGGAACGAAGGAGGCGGTAGCGATGCTATTGGAGCCTCTGGGCCGCGTCCGGGTGGTGCAGGTCATCATTGACGGAAAGGAAGAAAAGCGATGAAGGTTGAATCTACCGGTCCCGTTCTTTACCCGATGGGGGTTTATACGTTTGCCTTTGCATGCGTACATTGTGCAAACAGACATTCAGACAAATGCTACCTGTGCAAGTGCGAGGGAAAGAGCGGATTTGAGCCGAAGAAAGAGGCGAACAATGAAAATTGAATTTACGGTTCCCGGTATTCCGGTGGGCAAGGGTCGCCCACGGTTTATGAAAAATGGTCACACCTACACCCCGCAGAAAACACGGAACTACGAGGACAAGGTGGTCCAGTGCTGGCAGTGCCAGAGCGGGGAGGGCTTTGCGGACGGCATCCCGCTCAGGGCCACCGTTACGGCGTTCTTCACGGTGCCAAAGAGCACATCGAAGAAGAAGGCCGCTGCGATGGACGGCACGTCCCACATTAAGCGCCCTGACGCCGACAATGTGGCGAAAGCCATTCTGGACGCGCTGAACGGCCACGCTTACAACGATGATAGCGCAATCGCAGTTTTGACGGTGTGGAAGTACCAGACAACCGGAGCCTCCCACGTGGAGGTCACCATTGAGGAGGAAAAGTAATGGATGCTGTGGAGTATTTGAAAACATTGGACAGAATGTGCCACTGTGAGTGCCTCAAATGCGAGTTTAGGAAAGTACGTAGCGGGATTGAAACCTGCCCTGTCTGGCAAAGAACCCACCCGGAGGAGGCCGTTGCCATTGTGGAGCAGTGGGCCGCAGAGCACCCCGTCAAAACCCGCCAGAGCGAGTTTCTAAAGCATTACCCCGGCGCGCAAATTACAATAGACGGGTTCCTCCATGCTTGCCCGATGGAAGTGTTCTCAGATACAGGCATTAACTGCGCTGCGCAAACTTGCTCTGAGTGTAGAAAGGCATTCTGGCTCGCGGAGGATGAGGAAGGAGAGCTACCATTTTTGAGAGATCAAGAACTCGTAAATGCCTTGAGATGCGTTTCAACAGCAGGCGGGCCAATGGGCGACTGCAAGAAATGCCCGTTTTACAAGACTGAGCCGGTCCCAGAAAATCTGGCGGGAAAAGTCAATTTGACGGAGTGGCCCTCCTGCGATGTTGACGCGGTGGGGCTTGCCGCCGCCGACCGGATTGAAGCGCAGGCGAAAGAGATTGACGCACTGCGGAACGAACTGTGCCTGAAATGCGGAAACTACACGCTGCCCATGAGGGGGCCTGTGATGGATGCCGGTGGAGGGAGACGCCATGAGGCGTGAGACATATCAGCGCGGGATTTCCGGAATCAAGTGGGGGATCTGGAATTGCCAAAAAAAGTGTTTCCAGTTCGACATTTGCGAAGATACGCCGATGCTGGCCATGGCACGGCTTTATCAGAAAATCGGCGATGACGCCAGAAAGTGGCGCTTTGAGCCGAGGCAGATGCCGAAGCCGACGAAGGAGGTGGAGTGATGCGTATGGAGCGGATTTGGGCGATGCCCAACAAATGGACGTTTGCCATCAAGCCCATTGACCGGCTGCTGCGGGAGGAGATGGGCAAGGGTGTTTGGGTTGACCCGTTCGCGGGGGTGAAATCACCGGCCACGATTACCAACGACCTGAATCCGGAGCGGCCCACGAATTACCACATGGACGCGCTGGCGTTCCTTAAAACCTTTGCAGATAACTCTGTGGACGGTGTGCTGTATGACCCGCCGTATTCTCAGAGACGGGTTCCGAGAATGTATGAGGGTACTCAAGCCGGACGGAGTTCTGATTTTTAAGTGGGCGGAAACACAGATCCCAGCTGCCGATGTCTGGAAAGCGATTGGGGAAAAACCTCTTTTCGGACACCACAGCGGGAAAAAATCGCAGACCTTTTGGGGCTGCTTTATGAAATTGGGAGGGGAATTATGAACGATCAAGACCTCGTAAATGCGCTGCGGGAGCACGCAGGATGGGCGCAGGCAAATGAGTGGGAAACGCCGATCACGCTGGGCGATGATCTGACAGAAGCCGCCGACCGGATTGAAGCGCAGGCGAAAGAAATTGAGAAACTGCGGGGGCAGGTGCCCCACTGGATCCCGGTGGAGGAGCGGCTGCCGGAGAATTTTCGGAAAGTGCTGTGTTGGGGTGAGTATTTCCGCTATGGAGACTTTAATGGAATGTTTGTAAATTACGCACTCGGATATCAAAACAACGGGAGCTGGGGCGGTGAAGTTGCCAATGGAACAAATGCTCGTGCTTTGGCGTGGATGCCGCTGCCGGAACCGCCGAAGGAGAAATAATGGAAAATGTTAATTGCCTGCGTTGCCACTTTAGGCATGAGGATAACGGGAACTGTACTGCGGTCGGCGGGTTCTGCACGGCGGTTCCGGCTGCCCACTGCCCGCTGCTGCGGGAATATTTGGACACGGAGCTGACACCGGAGGAAGTGTCTGAGCTGGTTAAAGACTGGAGCGACTTTTGCACGATTGTCGGAGAGTGCGGCGGTCTTGATCGAGTAAGAGCGCTGGCCGAGGCCAACAGAGACGGTCGGCTGGTGGTGCTGCCATTTACCAGTGGTCGCACTTTGCTATGCAAGGAAAACATCGACAGTCCGCGACTTATGAAGGATGTAGAGATTGCAATTCGCTATTGCAGCAGTTGCGGAATTGTGTTTCACATGGATTACAATGTATTCTGTGATCTGGTAAAACAGGGGAGAATTACTGTGGTAAGCGAAGAGGCGGAGAAAGCATTGGGGGCGAAGAAAGCATGAGTAAAGCTGTTATGTTGAGCATCCGCCCCAAGTGGGTGGAGAAGATCGCCAATGGCGAAAAAACCATCGAAGTCAGAAAGACGCGCCCGAAGCTGGAAATGCCGTTCAAATGCTACATCTACTGCACAAGAGACAAGCACCTTGCGTTTATGCAGAATCAGACAGGCACAAACCTGATCGCCTGCATGAACGCGGAAACGGCAATTCCGGTCGGAGGCTTCTTGGGGAATGGCAAGGTTATCGGGGAGTTTACCTGCGACCAAATCATAGACGCATGGTGGGACTATGTGCCGGATGCCATTACAAGAGAGGTTACGGGCGGCAATTTAGAAGCGCTGGACGGAACCGGCATGACGGACGAAGAACTATTCAGCTATGTCGGAGACAGCATGAGAGGCCACTGCTACGGCTGGCACATCTCCGACCTGCGCATTTATGATGCGCCGAAAGAATTGAGCGAGTTTACCGGATTACGCAATACGAGATTCGGCGCAGCGCCCTATGGCATCAAGTGCCCGCCCCAGAGCTGGTGCTATGTGGAGGAGGGCTGACAATGGCAAAATACATTGAGTTGGAAGTAGCTGTAAAAGCGTTTAATAATTTTGACGCTGGTAGGGCAGATAGTCCGCCTTGCACGCTTTTGACACCAGAGGAGTTCGCAGAATATCTTTATGAGCTTCCAACCGCCGATGTGGCCCCGGTGGTACATGGGCGGTGGATCTCATTCTTGGACGGTGACCACATCATGCCGGAACGATACTACCGATGCTCACGTTGCGGTAGAGTAGAGAGTAGATGTCAGCCGTATTGCCATTGTGGCGCGAAAATGGACGGAGGCGAAGAATAATGGCAAAGTATTTCAGAATTACAGAGATTGACGCTACTACTTTTGAGCGCATGACTGGCGACGAGCTTGATTGCCTACAAGTGGCACTGCTTGCGGATGATGGAAACGTGTATGTTGCTGTCGATGAAGATGGGCAAGATTACATTGATGTCGACCTTGAAATATTTGACGTGGACGGAGGTGCTGACAATGGGCGAATGCATTGAGCGTAGTGCGGCGATTAAGGCCGCGAAGCACGCGTGGGCAAAAGGGCTTGAGCCGTCGCAGTATATTGAGGCCCTGCCCGCCGCCGACGTGGCCCCGGTGCGGCATGCCGAATGGGTAGTCTGTGGTGATGGCGATAACGTTCCGTGGATGTGTAGCCATTGCGGAAAGACAACGGCTCACAAGTATAAGGTCATGTATGGGAAATACTGCCCCCACTGCTGGGCGATAATGGACGGAGGTGCTGACCATGAGGCTGGTTGATGCAGACAAAATCCGGTGGAAATCATATCCCAATGATTACGGGGAAACAAATGATGACTATGTGGAAAAATGCGACATTGACAATATGCCGACAGTTGATGCCGTGCCGGTAGTACGGTGCAAAAACTGTGCAACTGGTATGGTGGCCGACAACAATAAATACATAATCTGTTGTAGCCTTGGCGTTGGTATGGAGTTTGACGATTTCTGTTCCCACGGCAAAAGAAAGGACGGAGGTGCTGAATGAAGCTGAAAGACTGGTTGATTATAGCCTTTTGGACGCTGGTCATAGCCGCTGGCATTGCGTTTATCGTGTTTTATTTCAAAAGCATTCTGACCGCCGACATTCCACTGTGGCTGAAACTGTACTTGTTAAGGGGGAAGTAAGATGGCCAAACAATCTGGATACTTGCAACGGTGGGAGAACGAGACCAACCGGCTGCTTCAGGCAACGATGGTTATAACCTCGCAATATGACATTGATACACTGCAAATCGCGATCCACCAGACGGAGGGCTGGGGCTATGATCGCATTATGCGGCTCACCGAAGCATGGGCAGAGGTGAGAAAAGAATACAGGCCGGCGCTGGACTACAAAAACCCGGAGGCGGACGTCCGACAGGAGCACATGGCCCGGGTGCTGGCGGAGATCATCAGCGGGAAGGCAGAGCTGATCCGGTTCCCGGATCGGTATCCAAACGCGAAAAAGATCAAATACGGGAGGTAAGAAAATGTATAATTCAAACAATGGGAACGTGGACGTTGCACCAACTTGCAACTCGGCCTATGAGCCGGATTGTGTGAAGGAACCCCGATTAGTTGGGATGAAAGAATCACTTTTAGCCCTGCATGACCGTAATGAAAAAATGCGTGCGCTAATCTGTGAAATTCGAAGTGGGCTGTTTGGCCTTAACCCGCCGGAATGGAACATGCCTGAATGCAATTGCGCTCAAGATGTTACGAATGATTGCAATGCGATTTCCACGCAAAGCATTGAACTTCTAATGGACATCCTGCGAGGGCTAAACGGCGATTGATGGGAGGTGCCTATGCAGAAGGAAGATATATCGCTCCTGCGCATCTATGCGAAGAATGACATGAATTGCGTGAAAACAGCGAAGGAAATGGACATCCATCACAACAGCGGGATCTATCGGCTGGGCAAAATCAAGTCGGAAACCGGGCTGGATGCGCGGAAGTTCTGGGACTTGGTGATGCTGCTGGAAATGGAGGAATCATGAAACTTGGACAGGTGGTTCGGGCCAGATTTAAGTCCATACCTTCCCAGCTGGAACGGCAGCACCCGACGTATGAGCAGCTGTATCCGTTCCGGCGCGGAGAGGTAATTTACATCCACTCGAAGGTCCGGTTTGCCAGTGTGCGGACGGAAACGGCGGGCGGCCCCGTGGTAGAGAATTTTCGGCTATGTGAGGTGGCTATGTGAGTACATTCCCGGAACGGCTGCGCAAATTGAGAGAATCTGAGCGGCCTGCTAAAAGCATGAGAGTGAAAGCGGAGCTGATTGGGATCGGGCATGACACGTTGCGGAAGTACGAAACCGGGGAGAACGAACCGGCTCTCAGCCAATTGAAGCTGATAGCGAATCATTACCACGTCAGCTTGGATGAGCTTGTATGGGACGAGGGCGAGCGAGAGAGTAAACCTTTATAGTATCGCAAAAAAAATTGGTCTTTGCCCCCAATTCGGGGCAAGCGAATAAAAATATGTGTCAGAATGAGGGTGCGGGGTTATATCCGTATCCTCATTCCATCCATCCTTTCTTTCCTCCTGACCCCGGCGGATGCCGGGGATATGCAGACGTAGCTCAGTAGGCAGAGCACCGCACCAGGAGGTATGCGCTGGTTCAAGTCCAGCCGTCTGCACCATGGCGGGGAGCGTTTCGGGTGATGCGTCCTCGCTCCAAGAATATATAAGCTGCGGCCTGTAAAAGCAGCTCGTCTCCGGCAACTGGTACTTGCCCCTGATGCCCCGGTGCAATTCCGGTTGGGTATAGGACCCCTCGCACCTCTCAACGATGTGTCCCAGAGGGGACATTTGGACAAACTACGCTGCCGAAGTTCCAGCAGGTCACTGTGATTGCGCACGGTGGCAGCAGTTTTAGACGGCAGTACCGCAGTGGAGGGCAGAAAGGCAATCTGCCGCCCGGAGGCGAGACCGCAAATACTCGCATTGTTGGAGATGCCGGAGCGCCGACCGGCTCACTGCGGAGATATGCGGCATAGGTGCCCCGTAAGGGGAGACCACAGCGAGTGACGGGGACTTTCCCTGAAGCGCTAAAGCAGGGCAGGACTGCAATGCCGTACCATCCCGGCCAGCGGGCGAGGAAGCGTAAAAAGCTAAGTATCAGGCGGCTGGTATAATTGCCAAGTTCCTGATGGCTGGTAGGAAGACGCAGCGCAGCCGGGAGCCGATAAAAAAGATCTTGCGTACCATGTTTGGCTCGGGGAGAGCCGGACACGCAAGATGTGTATGCCCGTTAGGGCGGGTAAAGTCTGCTATGTAAGGCCAAGGGGCGGGGGCTGGTAGCAAAATAGGAGAAAGTCATGGCAAAAGGGGGAAACGCGTCTTTTATTGTGACTGCGTCAAGCGTAAAAAAGTTTTTGCGACAATCGGAGAAGCCAACGGCGTGTGAAAGATTGATGAGTAAGGCACGGTTGCATATTCCTGATTTTGACGATAAGCAAGTAAAGCGGCGAGGTGGTGACAATGGCTGCGAGACTGACAGACCGGCAGAAAAAGAAAATACTGGCGGACTATCTGGAAACGCAGTCAGTGAATGCTGCCGCGAAGAAGAATAAGGTCTCGTGGGACGCCGCGAACAAAGTCCTGAAAGAAGCGGGAGAAGTCGAGAAAAAACTGGAACAGAAAAAAGACCAGAACACAGCGGACATTCTCGCGTACATGGAAAGCCAGCGGGACATCGTATGCCAGATCATCGGCAAGGGGCTGGCAGTGCTGAATGACCCAGAGAAGCTGGCGGAGGCAACGCCAAGCCAGATCACAACGGCGATGGGGACGCTGATTGACAAGTGGGCGATGATCGGCGGAAGTCCTGCCGACACGGTGAAAGAAGACGCGCTCAGTCAGAGCCTAAAGGAAATGGCAAAGGAGCTTGAGAGCGATGATTAGCCCAAAGCAAGCAAAAATCCTCGCTTTCCCCTATTCCAAGTATGACGCGCTGATCTGTGACGGGGCCGTGCGTTCCGGCAAAACATCTATCATGATGTGGGCGTTTGTCCGATGGGCGATGGAGAATTTTAGCGGTCAGCGCTTCGGCGTGTGTGGCCGCACAGTGGATAGCTGCACCAAGAACATCATCGTGCCGTTCACAGCGATGAGTTTGGCAAAGGAACGCTATATCGTTCGCTGGCGGCGCGGTGACAAGGTAATGGAAGTGCGGCGCGGAGCCGTGACAAATTACTTTGAAGTGTTCGGCGGCAAGGACGAGGCGAGCTATACACTGATCCAAGGCCGAACACTGGCGGGTGTGTTGCTGGACGAGGTGGTATTGATGCCACGCTCGTTCGTGGAACAGGCGCTTGCACGTTGCTCCGTTGACGGCGCGCGGCTGTGGTTCTCTTGTAACCCCGGAAGCCCACACCACTGGTTCTATCAGGAGTGGATCAAGCGGAGCCGTGAGCGTAATGCATTGTATCTCCACTTTGAAATGACGGACAACCCCGGACTGAGCAAGCGCACCCTTGAACGGTACGAGAATATGTATGCCGGTATATTTTATGACCGGTATGTGCGCGGCCTGTGGGTAGCGGCAGAGGGCATCGTTTATAAGGACTTCGCCAACGATACAGAAAAGTATTTGATCGGAGACCCTTTGGAGTGGGCCAAGCAAAACGGCACCAGCTTCTCAATCATTTCAATTGGCGTTGACTTCGGCGGTACAAAGTCCGCAACGAAATTTCAAGCCACCGGGATTACAAAAAATTTCCGGGTTGTGGCGTTGGAAGAAGAATACATCAAAAACGAAGAGATTGACCCGGATGCATTAAACCGGCGTTTTGCTACGTTCTGCCAGTTGATAACGTCAAAGTATGGTTACAGCCAGACACGAGCAGATAGCGCGGAAACGGTGCTTATACGAGGGTTAGATCACACGGCACAAAAACTCCGGCTGGGTACCCAAGTCAAGAACGCACTGAAAATGCAAATCACAGACAGAATTCGGCTGGTGGTGTTGCTGATGAAGCAGGGGCGGTTCAAGGTTTCCAGAAACTGCCCCCATCTGATCGATGCACTGCAATCCGCTATTTATGATCCTGATAAATTTGAGGACGAGCGCTTGGATGATGGCACGTCCGACATCGACAGCTTGGATGCCTTTGAGTACAGCATTGAGCCTTATTACAAAGACCTGGAACGTGCCGGTCACATGATGGGACGGTGAAATAGTGAATATTCGCAGAGCATTAAAGGATCTTGGGTTTGACACGGTCGACAGCAAATTTTACTCTCTGATCGACCTGTGGGACGCATGGTATAAGGGAAACGTTGAAGATTTCCACAGCTATACGGTGTGGAATGGCATTGAAGAGCTGGAGTGCCACCGTTATTCGGTTGGAATGGGAAAGAAAGTCTGCGAGGATTGGGCCAACCTCCTAATGAACGAGCGAGTCAACATCACGCTTGAAGGCAAACAGGAACAGGAATTTATCGATACTGTTTTTGCCGATAACAATTGGGAGGTCAAGGCTAACGAATCGCAGGAGCGCAAAGCGGCAGTAGGAACCGTTGCGTATGTGCCGGTGATGGAAGGCATGGGAATTAACTCAGATACAGCAGAAATCATTGACTCTGGCCGCATTCACATCAACTATGTCAGCGCCGGGAACATCTACCCGCTGACGTGGGATAACGGCGTTATCCGCGAGTGTGCGTTCGCATCCACTCGAAAGGTCGATGACACAGAATATACTTACATCCAGGTGCACAGGCTGCGCAACGGCGAGTATGACATTGAGAACCATCTGTATGATGCAGAGGAAATCCCACTGGCCAGCGTGAAAGGGTTTGAGACAATTCCCCCGGTGGTTCATACCGGCAGCGACAAGCCGCAGTTTGTGATCGACCGGCTGAACATTGCAAACTCTGACGAAAACAACCCGCTTGGCGTGGCTGTGTTTGCCCACGCCATCGACCAGCTTAAGAGCGTTGACATTACCTATGATAGCTATGTGAACGAATTTGTGTTGGGCAAGAAGCGCATTGTGGTGCAACCGGAGGCAACCAAGAGCATTGACGGTCGTCCAGTGTTTGATAAGCGTGAGACCGTTTATTATGTACTTCCGGAGGACAGAGGCGGCAACGGCAACATCTTACAGCAGGTCGATATGTCGCTGCGGACAGCGGAGTTTAACACCGGTATGCAAGATATGTTGAACATCCTGTCCAGCAAGTGCGGTTTCGGTGAGAACCATTACAAATTCAATCAGGGAAGCATCGCAACTGCCACGCAGGTCATCAGCGAGAACAGCACCCTGTTTCGCACAATCAAAAAACATGAAATTGTGCTTGAGCAGGCAATTACAGAGTTGTGCCGGAGCTTGCTCCGCATGGGGAATCGGTACATGGGCGCATCCCTCAATGAGGACGTCCAGATCTCCATTGACTTTGACGATTCCATCATTGAGGACAAGGGCCAGGACTTTAATCGTGACGTGCAACTTCTTAATGCTGGCATCATGAACGATTGGGAGTTCCGTATGCGCTGGATGAATGAGGACGAGGCGACCGCAAAGGCTGCGCTGCCGAAGATGCAGGACATGACAACCGAAGGACAACAGGAGGTAGAGTAATGGGCGGCAGAGGTGGAGCTGGTGGCGGCATTGGAGCCGGAGAATTTGGGCGTGGGCGCGGTATGAGCCTTGCGCGGTTTTTGTCACAGCAGGATATTAACCGAGCAAACGCTGCGTCTGTCACTGATATGGGCGATATTATCAGGCGCACATTTGAGCGCAACGCTGCTGAAATCAATGGGCTTGAGCTGTCGGACGCTGAAAAGAAAGACGCCGTAAAGCAGATGGCAACTCTCGCAACAACGGCACTAAAAACGGCGGCAGGAGCAGTCAATCCTTATGCAAGCGGGCCTGCGCGCCTGACAACGGCGCAGAAAACAGGAAGCGCCGCAGACAGAGCTGCAAGAGCGCGCGGTGAAATGGATAGCTACATGCGGAAATTGCGTGACCAGTCCAGTAAAAACCGCAAAGCAGCAGAAAACAAGGCGTTTTCCAATGCCTTTGTAACAGCGCAAAAGTCCGGTGCGTTGGAAGTTACGGTAAACGGCAAGAAATACCGCAGAACTAACAAGCGCAGCGGTACATGGCGTCCGGTATGATTAACTTTGAAAATCTCGACAAGTTCACATTCCCCGGCGTTGGAAAGTACGACATTCCGCAGATCGAGCCGGTCAAGGCATATCCGCATGGCGAATTTATCCCTGTGAATTACCATTACACAGCAAAAGACCAGGCAAGCAAAATCGTTCATTTCTTTGTGGACGATTACCAATTCATTCGATATTGGAACACGCCGGACAAGTACATTCCGAAACTGTTGCAGTTTGCGGCGGTGTGTGCGCCGGACTTCTCCACATACACGGATATGCCGCTGGCGATGCAGATATACAACCATTACCGCAAGCATTGGTTGGCGGCATACTGGCAAATGCACGGCATGACGGTTTATCCAACGATTTCATGGAGCGACGAGCATAGCTATGATTGGTGCTTTGACGGTGAGCCTGTCGGTGGTGTGGTGGCTGTCAGCTCGGTAGGCACACAGCAAAACAAGGAAAGCAAACGCCTGTTTCTGCGCGGCTACGAAGAAATGATGAAACGGCTATCCCCGGAATGGGTGATATTTTACGGCAAAGTGCCGGAAGAATGTGACTGGAACGTGATACGGGTAAAACCGCATTACGACGATATTGTGAAACGGAGGAAAGCGAAATGGGCGGAAGGGGCGGAAGCGGGAGCTTTGGTTTTGCATCAATAAATGCTACCCGATTGAAAATTGCCAACCTCAAAAAAGAACAGCTTTTCATTTTCTATCCATCGGGCGATTTGCTCTATAAGGAGCAAGGAACAGCTCAACATACGGGATACGGAGATGCCGACTATAAAGGGAATATTGTTTTACACAACCACCCGGAGGGTGTTCTCCCTGTCCCGTCCCTGAAAGATATTGAAACGTGGCAAAAATCAGGAGCAAAAGCAATCATAATTGAAAGCCGGGATGCAACGTTTACATTATCAGGGCCTCACAACAAGGGATTTTATGAAACACTCGCATATAATCACAACGCCGTGCGCCGCGCCGTAAGGGAAGCGGCAAGTAAGGTATCGGCCGATTATAAGTCGGGAAAGTATAAAAGCGTGCAGGAAGCGAGAGAAGCAAGCAGAAGAGCACAAACGGAAGCGACAAATAACGCATACGCCAAGTTTGCAAAGGCTGCTGGCGTTAGGTATTCCTTTAAGTGGAAGAAAAAGTCATGAAAAAGTCATGAAAAATTATCCTTTTACTCCTGAGCTACTGGATGCGCTCCCCGAAGAGCTGGCTGAGCTGTTTCGCGGCCTTGAAGATACCTTACTGGCGGAGATACTCTCCCGGCTGAAACTGCGGGATGAGTTAAACGAGGTCACGGTGCAGGACATTCGGGCGCTACGGTCCCACGGCATCGACCTTAAGGAAATCAAGAAAGCAATCCACGAGACTTCCGGCATCAGCAAAACGAAGCTGGACAAGCTGCTGGGCGATGTGGTCGCAAGGAACCAACAGTATTACACCGATATGATTGACCTTGCGCATATCACCCAGCCTGAAACACTGGTTGACGCTGCGGAAGTGGCGGCGATTAGGACGCAGACACTTGATACATTCCACAATTTGACCGCATCCATGGGCTTCCTGGTGGACGCTGGGCGTACAATGCTCCCACCTGCCAAAGCGTACCAATGGGTACTTGACAGCGCAGCGTTGCAGGTGCAAAGCGGCGCAATCAACTACAATCAGGCGATTAAAACGGCGGTAAAGGACCTTGCGGATAGCGGTCTGAAAGTGGTTGACTACGAAAGTGGCCATCGGGATCATGTCGATGTTGCCGTGCGAAGAGCCGTAATGACCGGCGTATCTCAAATCTGCGCCAAGTATACGGAGCAATCCGCAGAATATCTGGATACACCCTATTTTGAAGTTTCGGCCCATGTTGGCGCACGAGATAAGCCGGGACCGTCACCATGGTCATCGCATAAGGATTGGCAAGGCCGCGTTTACAGCGTCCGCACTGGGGACATTTACCCGAGCATTTATGACGTTTGCGGCCTGGGCGCTGTTGACGGTCTGGAAGGGGCCAACTGCCGCCACAGGCGGTTCCCGTGGGTTGAGGGCGTGTCCGAGCGCACTTACACGGATGAACAGTTGGAACACATCGATGATGGCCACGGCTGCACGTTTGATGGCAAGGATTACACGGCATACGAGGCAACCCAGATGCAGCGCCGTATTGAGCGGACGGTTAGAAAGCTAAAGCGCGAAAAAGCCGCCTACAAGGCCGCAGGATTGCATGAAGATGAGACTGCGGTAAACATACGGCTACGGCGGTTAAACGCTAAATACAAGGCGTTCAGTGCGGAAGCTGGCCTGCCGGAGCAACCGGAGCGGATGCGCGTCTATAATGCTACTCGCATTTCAAAAAGCATAAAAAGCGCCGGTAATGGCAACAGCGTTTCCCCGGGAGATCCGGTTTTGGTTGGGACTGTTGATTTTTCTGATAAAACAGCGGCCATGAAAGTTTTGAGCGATGCTGAGAAAGAACTGGCTGATTTTGATTACGAAGTTAATTACTCGGTGACGAAAGATGGCAAGGTCTGGCGCGTCTCCGGGGAAGCAGCAACTGTAGACTTGTCTGCTATACCGAGCACCCTAAATGGGTCATATTCGTATCACAATCACCCACGTGAAAAAACGCATTACTCTTTTAGTGCAGAAGACGTTGCGTTCTTTATGGACAGTAAAGAAGAACTTTCCATTGCGTCTGATGACCGATTTATATACATTATGAGACGAACAGCCAAAACCGTTGAAAAAGCTCGCGATGTGGTGTACAATCGCTTTAAGGAACTGGAACGAACGGACGTATTTGAGATGATGTGGAAAGGGCAGATAAACCCGGACGTTGATAAGTACCACGAAGTAATGAAGATTTTAAGTAAAGAGCTGGAGGTTGACTATGTACGCAAAGAAAAAAATAAATGAAAACCATCCACTCTTTAATGAGTACAAGGCAAAATGCGACGCACTTTTTCATGAATGCTGGGCTAAAGTAGATGAAGAAAGGGCAAAATACCCCGATTGGAAAGGACGAGACCACCCATCTGATTTGGCGGTATATGCAATTGAGAAAGAGTGCAACTCAAAGCTTAGAGACCTACAACGTGAATATGATTTCCTGTTTTCCGAGGTGACGGACAATGAATGATGATATCATGCGCGCTGTGGAAGCTATTCTTAAACGTGGCAAGGATGCGGAGATCCGGCGCAAGGGCGACGGGTACATCGTGTTAGAGGTCAAGAAAACAATCAAATATTCAACTCCCGCGTAATTGGGCGCGGGAAAGGGCAATAGGAGCCAGCTACCGAGTTTTTCTCGGCGGTTGGCTCTTTTTCTTTCGATAAAACCCGCGAGGCACAGCGGTTTTTATACAATCTATCGCCGCGACGAACTGCGGACAAGGGAAAGGAAGATAGAACAATGGCACTTACACGTAAACTTTTGAAGGGCATGGGGCTCACCGACGAACAGGTGGATACCATCATCGAGGCGCATACGGACACCGTGGACGGCTTGAAGGCTGACGTCAGCAAATACAAGGCGGACGCGGAGAAGCTGCCCGGCATCCAAAAGCAGTTGGATGACCTCAAGGCAGCAGGTGACGGCGGCTATAAGGAAAAGTATGAAAAAGAACATTCGGATTTTGAAGCTTATAAGTCCGGCATCACCGAAAAGGAAAGCAAGGCGGCAAAGGAAAAGGCTGTCCGGGCTTACTTTGAGAGCAAAAACATCACCGGTGCAAATCTCGACCTTGCCATGCGCGGATGCGGCGAGGAAATGTCTGCATTGGAGCTGGACGGCGAGAAGATCAAGGACACCAAGAGCCTTGACGCTCTCGTAGACGGCACCTATAAGAGCCTTGTTTCTAAGCCTGCTGTCCGGCTGGACATGGGCGCACGGCTCAACGAGGGCGGAAAGCTTATGACCAAGGACGAGATTATGCAAATCACCGACAGAACTGAGCGGCGCGCTGCAATCGCCGCAAATATGGATTTGTTTAGAAAGGAAGAATAAAAATGGCTGTTGATCCTAAGCTGATTAAGAAGGAAGATCTCGCCCGTGTTCGTGAGATCGAATTTACCGAGATGTTCGGCTATTCCATCAAGAAGCTGATGGAGGCTCTGGGCGTTACTCGTAAGATCGCCAAGCAGGCCGGTACTGTGCTCAAGAGCTACAAGGCTACCGGCACTTTGGAAGACGGCGCTGTGGCTGAGGGCGAGACCATCCCCCTGAGCAAGTACAAGACCGAGGCTGTGAGCTACAAGGAGATCACCTTGAAGAAGTGGCGCAAGGCCACCTCTGCCGAAGCAATCGCCGATCGCGGCTACGATCAGGCGGTTGAAATGACCACCGATGAAATGCTAAAGGATGTGCAGAAGGGCATCCGCAAGGACTTCTTCGACTTCCTCGCAACCGGTACGGGTACGGCCAGCGGTGCGACCTTCCAAGCGACCTTGGCTCAGGCATGGGGCCAGCTGCAGGTGCTGTTCGAGGATGACGAAATCGGCGCAGTGTATTTCATGAACCCGCTGGACGTTGCGGACTATCTCGCAACTGCCAACATCACCCTGCAGACCGCTTTCGGCATGACCTATGTCGAGAACTTCCTCGGTCTGGGCACTGTGATCTTGAACTCCAGCGTCCCAAAGGGCAAGATTTACGCCACTGCCAAAGACAACATCGTCCTGTACTACATCCCTGTGAACGGCGCTGATCTGGGCGAGGTGTTCAACTTCACCACCGACGCCACCGGTTATATCGGCATCCACGAGGAACCCGATTACACCAACATGACCGCATCCGATACCGTTATCAACGGCATGGTGCTGTTCGCCGAGCGCATTGACGGCGTGGTTGTCGGCACCATCACTCCGGCAGTGGGGGGCTAACCGAACTGCTGAGTGAGCCTGACCCTGAAACCCCTGCTTTCTCCGACATGACAAAAGCTCAATTGCTTGATTATGCCGGGGAAAACGGGGTGGACGGGGTCAGCAGTTCAATGCGCAAGGCTGACATAATCGCAGTATTGGAAAGGAGCTGACCCAATTGACATACGCTGATTACACATACTACTCCGGTGTCTATATGGGCACTGTAAGCAGTGGGGATTTTCCGCGTCTGGCTGTTCGGGCCAGCTCCTTCCTCGATTATTTCACGCAGAACCGAGCCAAGGACAACGCGGAGCTGGATGCGGTAAAGATGTGCTGCTGTGCGCTGGTTGACAAGTACGCGGTCATCGAAGCCGCGCAGGCGCTTGCAATGAAGAACCTTGCGACTGCTGCCGCTAATGACGCAGAAGTCAAAAGCGAGACGGTAGGCGGTTATTCCCGCACACTGGCGACCGGCGGCGAATCTGCCGTTTCTGCGCTAAACGCTACGGATGGGGCAAGAAAACTGCTCGCAGAGACCTGCATGGAGTATCTCGCCCACACTGGCTTGCTGTACCGAGGGAGGGGGTGCGGATCATGTACGCTCCCCACACTGTAACGATCTACAATCCGGTCAAAGAAACCGACAAGGAGACGTTTCAGGAAACGCAAAAGCTGTATGTGACCGTACTTCGTGGCGTGATGCTGCAAGCGTCTAAGGCGGTTAACGTGCGCGAGAGCGGTCTTGCCGGGGCTGATGCAGTTGACCTCTACATCCCGTTTGGCGTGGAAGCTGTGGACGGTTTTACCGGCAAGGTGAAAGCCTATGTCGGTCCGCAGCGGTTTTACGCCGCAGAGGACAAAACCGACCTGTGGACGCTTTCTGTCAAAGGCAATGGTGGGACAACGTTTTTCATCAAAGGCGAGTTTGTGACGGACAATGAAACTGTGGCGCTGGCTCAGGACAACTGCTACACCGTGACCAAGGTTGACGAGAAGGATTTCGGCAGCGTTGATATGCAGCACTGGCAGGTCGGAGGCGTGTGATATGGCGTTGAAATTTTCCGTTCAGACGGACGGCATGGACGCTGTAAAAGAGGCCGTTTCCAAGGGCTGTGATCGCGCAGAACACGTTCTGGCGGTGCAGGTCGCAAAAGATACCGCTCCGTTCGTACCTATGCTCACAGGCTCTCTAAGGACGCGTACACGGGTAACGGGAAACACGGTTGTTTATCCAGGGCCGTATGCCAGATATCTGTACTACGGCAAACTGTACGTTGATCCGCTGACCGGAAGCTCTTATGCGCGGAAGGGCGTTACGAAGGTTCCGGCAGTGCCGGAGAAGGATTTGATTTTCCACAGAACCGGGACCTGCTCCCATTGGTTCGAAGCATCCAAGGCACAGAACATGGAGAAGTGGGTTCGTGTAGCAGAAAAGGCGGTGAAGCGTGATCTCTAAAGAAAAACCTGTAATGCTGGCATCCAGCAGCGAAAAGGCAGACCTTGACCGCCTGATGCTGATTTGGGCAAACCGTTTCCCCGGTATTCCGGAGAATGTGGATCTGATCAAGTACGAGTATTTCGCGGCAAAAACGGTAGGCATGGCGCTTTCCTCCGTTCAGGGGGCCGTTATCACCAAGAAGTATATCTGCGGCGGATATCAGGCGGAGTATTCGTTCGAAATCCATTACCAGATCGCACCACCCGGCAAGAGCGACGATACACGCTTGAAGGCGGTTGAAGTGCTGAACAAATTTGCGGACTGGGCGCAGATGCAGCGACCGGACATTGGAGAGGGCAGGCGCGCCCTCCGCGTTGAGACTTCTGCGTTTGCATCGTATCTCGGCGCGACAAGCGACCAATACGAGGACTACATGGTCCCGCTAAAACTGATTTACGAGGTGAATGTATAATGGCAGATTTAACTTTTGCGACGCCCGAAGGTCAGACCATTGACCGTGAGCTTTTGATCGCGTATCTGAATACCGGCTCTAAGGAAGCTCCCGCTTGGAGCGCCATCGGTAAGCGCGTGGAGGATTCCAGCGAAGAGATGGACTGGGGTCAGGAGAGCAAACAGGACATCCTGGGCAACACCTTCACCACTATGAAGAAGCCCGTTATTTCCCAGACCTTTGACCCCATCCCTCTGGATGCCGGTGACGCTGCTGCGGTGAAGATGTGGAACCTTGCCGTCAAGGATCATGACGCGCAGGCTCTTGCCAATCAGGATATGATGATTGGACACTTCTACGCTATGTCCGGCGAGGCGAAGTTTGCCGAGCGGTATGATTCCTGCGCTATTGCCGTGACCGGCATCGGCGGCGACGGCGGCGGTACGCTCAACATCACGAGTGAGATCACCTATGGCGGAAACCGCACACTTGGCACGATCAAGAAGGACACCAGTGGCGTGACCTTTACGGCAGGGGCTTAAAAACAAAGGGGCGGGCGCAAACCCGCCCCAATTTCGGAGGCTATTATGAAAGACCTGATTTTCGATACCGGTTTAGTTACCTACAACATCAACGGCAAATGCGAATTCTCTTTTAACCCCACCGACAGCGCCTTTGTGGAAAAGCTGTTTAATGCCTTTGATATCCTTGACAAGAAGCAGGATGCGTACAAGGCAGAGGTTGAAAAGACCGCCAACAAGCGGGAGGTTTTTGAAACCGCCCGGAAGATGGACGAGGAAATGCGTGAAATCATCAACGATGTTTTCGGCTTCGACATTTGCTCTGCCCTGTTTGGCGAGATGAACGTATATGCGCTGGCGGACGGGCTGCCTGTGTGGGCGAACCTGATGCTTGCCATCATGGATGAGGTTGACACCACCTTTGCCCGTGAGCAGAAAGCCACCAACCCCCGCGTGAGCAAGTATACGAAGAAGTACCACAAATGAGGTACGATCTGCCGACTGCCGTAGAGGTAAACGGCACTGAGTACCAGATACGCTCTGACTATCGCGATATCCTGACCATCATTGAGGCACTGTCTGACGCTGAGTTGTCGGAGGAAGAAAAGGCCGAGGTCATGCTTGACATTTTCTATCCAGACTTTGCGGAAATGCCGCAGAGCGACTACAAGGAAGCAATCAAGCAATGCGCAAAATTCATCAACTGTGGCGAAGAGCAGCGTGAGGAAAAGCGTGGGCCGAAGCTGATGGATTGGCAGCAGGACTTTCCCCTAATCGTTGCCCCAGTCAACCGCGTTCTGGGACAAGAAGTCAGATCCGTTGAGTATCTGCACTGGTGGACGTGGGTATCCGCGTATCAGGAAATCGGGGATTGCACTTTTGCCCAGGTTGTGGGAATCCGCAATAAAAAGGCAAAGGGGAAGAAACTGGATAAAAGCGAACAGGAGTTTTACAAGCAGAACCGGCACCTAGTTGACTTCAAGCGGCAGTATACGGAACAGGACGAGGACGTTATCAGCAAGTGGATATGAAAACCGCCCTCCGGAGAGGGCGGTTGGTTGGCGGCTTATTTTTCCACCAATTCTGCATCAATGCTGACTGTTTTAGGATCAAAAGTCAATTTATATGTTTTTGACTCGCAAACATTCAGCTTAAATTTTTGGCTTGAAACGCATCCGCGAGCAATCGAAATTGTGTGGGAACCAAAATCGAGACGTAGAGAAACGGGCGCGTCCAAATTATACCCGGTTTTTTCTCCATCAATAATTAAAATCGATTTCCCCTCCATAACTGAACGAGGGCGTTCACGTTCCACATAAAAGTTTGGCGAGTTTGAACTATTTGCATTTACCAAATTAGACATTTTCTCCACTAAGGCTTCCGATCTCTTTTGGAATAATTTATCTGGTATTATACCAGAATCGTGCAAATCTTTTAGTTTTTGCAATTCATCCAAAATTGACCCGCTTGTTTGAGTATCATCACTTTCGTTCTGGTTTGTTTGGTTTGAAATTGCAATTAACTTATCAAACAATTCTTTTTCCTTTTTCTTGTTTCCTGTTGGGGGAGTTGGCGTACATTCAATTACAGCGGTAGTCCCGTCTGCATATTCGACAAAAAAACTATAAAGAGAAAAGTTTGAGGTATGAAACAACAAAGTTTCTTCCGCTTGTCTAACGCCAAGGAGCTTTGCGGACTTAATTTTGCTTGGTTTTTTGCTAAAAAGGCTCATTATATCACTCCTTAACAATTGTTTCATTCAATATAACATATAAAATTGCACATTTCAAGCAACAGAGAAAGAGGGTGATTGCATGGCAGATGGTTCCGTTATTATCAAAGCTGATGTTGATGACAAGCAGGCGCAAACGGAATTAAACAGGCTAACAAAAAAAATCGATGCGCTCAATGAAAAAATCAGCGATAAAAAACAAGAGCAGATGCCGCTGGTTGAGCAATCAAAACAATTAGGGGCTATTCTCGATGACGCAAAGGCGAAGCTGGACTACATGAAAAGCGGAGATGCGTTTTTTACATCCAGCTCTATAAAAGATCAAGAGCGGACAGTAGCATCATTGCAAAAAGAATGGGATGGTGTGCAAAAAAAGGTTGAGACCATGGATGCGTCCATTGGAAAAGATACCCGAAGCCTTGAACGAATGAGCGCACGAGCGGGAGAACTTTCCGCACAGCTTGCCGGGGCAAAAAGACATACGCAGGGGATGTCACCCGCAGCCCAAGAAGCAGCAAAGCAGATGGACAAATTCACCAACCGCATCAAGGGCCTTGCTCGGCGCGTTTTTGTTTTTACGCTTATTACAAAAGCGCTTCGTACCTTAAAAGACTATATGTGGAGTACCATTCAAACAAACGAAAAGGCTATGAAAGCAGTTTCTAAGTTGAAGGGTGCTTTGATGATTTTAGCGCAGCCTATTTTGAATGTGCTTATCCCTGTTTTTACTGTTTTTGTAAATGTGCTGACACGCATAGTCAATACAATTTCTGACCTCGTTTCAAAAATATTTGGGACAACGGCAGAAGCATCTGCGGAAGCTGCCGAGAATCTATATAAAGAAAGCAGCGCAATGGATAAAACGGGGAAAGCCGCAAAAAAAACGAGTAAATCTTTAGCATCTTTTGATGAGATCAATAAGCTTTCCGGTAATGATGACAAAGCCAAAAATGGACCGGATTTTGCAACTGGAATAAACGATCAGCTTAGCGCAATAATGGAGCTGTTTACCGGTGCGCTGCTTCTGGCCATCGGCGCAATTCTAACGTTTTCCGGTGCCAATATCCCGGTAGGAATTACTCTGATGGCTTTAGGCGCTGCTGCGATTTGGGGCGCTATAAAGACAGACTGGGGGGCAATCGCAAAACTGCTGCAAGGCCCAATCGGAGTTGTTACTGCGATCCTGTCAGTTGCGTTGCTTGTAATCGGTGCAATTATTTTGTTTTCCGGAGCAAACATCCCTTTGGGCTTGGGGCTGATGGTTGCTGGTGCAATCGGACTTGCATCTGTTGTCGCAGCTAATTGGGATACTGTTAAAAAGATGCTGCAAGGCCCAATCGGAGCCGTTGTTGCGCTTTTGAGTTTTGCACTACTCGTAATTGGTGCAGTGATTTTGTTTTCCGGCACGAATATCCCCCTTGGCCTTGCACTAATGGCTGTTGGTGCTGCTGGGATGGCGACGGTCATTGCGGCAAATTGGGATACGATCAAAGAGGCGTTGCAAGGGCCTGTTGGAGCAGTTGTGGGGCTGCTTTCAGGCGCATTGCTTGTATTGGGTGCAATCTTGGCGTTTAGCGGTGCAAGCGTCCCACTCGGTTTAGGATTGATGGTTGCCGGTGCAATTGGGCTTGCGACTACGGTTGCGGCGAATTGGGATACAATTAAAACCTTGTTGCAAGGTGCTATTGGCGGCGTTGTTGCCGTGGTTAGCAGCGCACTATTGGTTATCGGCGCAGTCTTAGTATTCAGCGGAGCCGCACTTCCTCTCGGAATCGGCTTGCTTATTGCCGGTGCTGCCGGTCTTGCGGCAACGGTGATTGCAAACTGGGATACAATAACAAATCTGCTGGGTGGACCCATCGGAGCAATTACGGCTATGATAAGCGGCGCTTTGCTTGTCTTGGGCGTAATCCTTGTGTTTACCGGAGTTGGTATCCCTCTCGGTTTGGGAATGATCGTAACCGGAGCGGCTGGACTTGGCTCTGTGGTGGCACTCAACTGGGACTATCTGAAAGAAAAATTAAGCGAAACGTGGGAAGGTATCAAAGCCTGGTGGCAATCAAGTGTTGCAAAGTATTTCACCGTTGAATATTGGCAAGACCTTGGAAAAAACATTATTGATGGGTTGCTCAATGGTTTGAAGTCAGCGTTTGAAAGCGTGAAATCTTGGGCTTCTAATGCAATGAGGAGCATCAAAAATGCATTTACAGGCGGCGGTAACGTCCGCACACCTGCCATCAATTCCGCATCCGTTCCGCGTTTGGCGACCGGCGCAGTTATTCCCCCGAACCGTGAGTTTTTAGCGGTACTGGGTGACCAGAAGCAGGGGAACAATATTGAAGCCCCTGAATCTGCTATCGAGGCAGCGGTGGCCCGTGGCATGTCGCAGTATGGCGGTGGCAATCAGACGGCAATCCTTAAAATCGGCGAACAGGAATTGGGCCGCATTATCTTCAAGCTGAACAAGGACCAGACGCAGCGCGTCGGTATTAAAGTGACCTAAAGGCGGTGTATATGAATTACATCAAAATTAACGGGACTTCATTTGATGTGAATGTCGCGATCTCCAAGTACAACGAAAATTTCAGCGTTCTCGATGGGGAGAACGCTGGGAGATCGAAAGACACAGGCCGGATGATCCGCGATGTTCTGGGGACGTACATTGGGCATAAGGTGACCGTTTTCCGCAGAGGGGACGATTACAGAAGCTACGATGCGTTCTGGAATTATCTCAAAGCCCATTCCATTGACGATTCCGTTTTGCTTGAAGCTGCGGACGGCAACACAACTATTTCCTATCGTGCGTACTACACCAGCGCATCGCACGATATTGAAAAGGTTGAAAACGGGATCAATTATTGGGGAGAAATTGAAATCCATTTCATCCCAATCGCACCGCAAATCACGCGGTAAGGAGGGCGTATGGATTATATCATGATCGGCCCCTACCAGTTTGACCGGGATGCGTCTAAGGCCGATATGCGGTTAGACTACTGCTCATCTTTTCAAGAAGTTGCATTGGATGAAAGCAGCCTTTCGTTCGATACGGTCAGCGTAGAAGTTTGCACCACAACAATAGGCGCACAGCTTTCTGCACTCCCCAATAACACCCCCATCATTGTTTACAGAGGCGGTGAAATCAAAGCAAGATTTGTAAGTAGCGGCGTTTCTCGTATTGGTCCTGTCACTTTTCAGCTTACCGGGCGGTCCCCTATGGGCGCACTTACCGGAATGGTGCATACTGGCGGCATTTACACAGGCCAGACCGTGGAAGATGTTGTAAAAGAAATCTGCGGCAACATCCCTTCGCTGATAAAAAGTGTATATTCCGGAGTTAAACTTTACGGCTGGCTTCCTTATGCGGATGGGAAAGAACGCTCTGCACGAGACAACCTCTCACAAGTGCTTTTCGCCATTGGGGCCTATCTCCGCACAGACCTGAACGGTGTTTTGAGAATTGAACCCTTGTGGGACGGTACGGCATCGTTGATTGATGTCGACCGATCTTACACCGGGGGAACCGTGAAATACGATTCACCCATCTCTGCCGTGACGGTAACGGAGCATCAATACGTTGCGGGAACGGAGGTAAAGGAGCTATTCTCCGGCACGGCGCAGAATGGCGATATCATCACATTCTCCGAACCGATGCACTCCCTCTCTGCGACTGGCTTCACAATCTTGGAAAGCGGCGCGAACTACGCCAAGATCTCCGCTGGCGCTGGCGCACTGACTGGCAAGGCGTATATCCACAACACCCGCCTAATCACGCAGCTTGTGACGGCTGGCGCTGTGGAAAACATCAAATCAGTTACAGATGCCACACTGGTATCTCTGGTGAATTCCTACGCCGTGGCGAAGCGCCTTGCAGACTATTACCGATGCCGCGAAACTATCACCAATGACATTGTGAGTGGACATGAGAAACCGGGCCACGTGGTAAGCGTGTATCACCCTTACGATATGCTCTGCAAGGAACTTGACGAGCTGATCCGCAAGGGCGAGCTGGGTGCCGGGGATCTGGACATTGCCCACAAGCTGACCGATACCATCAAAAACATCGACAAGATCGAGGCAATGGACGAGCGCGGCTATTCCGGGCGGTATCTGGACGATGATCTGCGCGGTTACAGCCGTGGCAGCTCCTATGCCCGGAGACATTATGTCCGTGGCCATTACAGCCGCACGGACGCTACCGAGCATCTGCGTAGCCAGATCAACGATATGATGCGTGAGACCGACGATGACCGCATCAAGGACGCCCTGCGCCGTGCAATGGACATGATGGAGGATTAAGGGGGTAGGCCCCAATGATTGACGATCGAGAAGTGGCGCTATGGATCAAGCGGTTAGAAACAGAGGAGTCCAGCTGGGCAAACTATGAAAAGCTGGCGGCGCTGTATACCATCCAAAACCAGAACCGAGAGCCAGTGAGGGAAAGCCGTATGATCGATGCGTATTCTGCGGCTCCCGCGCCTGACAGCGATTTCCTCCGGGCGGTGTCTAACGTTGACCCAGCCCGTGCGTGGGAGGTCATGGACGAGCTGATGGACAGCTTGAAAGTGGTCAACGAGCGGGTTTATAATAGCGTCATGCGGAAATTGGAAAGCTAAACTTAACCCCTCGGCAAATGCCGGGGGGTTAGTTATATTTTAACGTTAGCGTTGCGACATGAAAATAAGACTAACTTGGCGTTACAAAAAACGCACCGTCATTGTCTGCGTCGATGCGCTGGATTGTGCGTACCCAGAATTCCTTTTTTGCCTGTCGGTCTAAATCAGGATATTCCTTCAATTCCCGCCGTAATGTTTCAAGGTCAAATTCTTTTATAGGCTCCGGGTTTATTGCCGCGAGCTGCTGTTTCAATTCCGTATAGTCTTTTTTGTATTCTTCGATTTCAATCAAATCCGACAGATACAGGTCTTTCAGTTTTTGCATTTTCCGCTTGATTTGCTCCGCCGTTTTGGGCGGCTTTTTTTCTGCGGTTTTTGATTTGGAGTAATACTTTTTTGCGATCCCCTCAAATTCCCGCAGAAGGTAATCCTCAAGCACATCTTCTCGGATTCTGAGGATGTGCGGGCAGTCGGCCGGGTCAAGTGTGTGCGTTCTGCATCGGTAGTACTTGTACACCTGCTTTACAGTCTCCGGCTGCATATTTCTACCGCACTCCCGGCAACGGAGAATCCCGGTAAACAAATATATTCGATCCGCACTGGCGTTCCGCTGGCTTCGCCGTTCCAAGATTTTCCCAGCAAGGTCGAAGGTTTCTCGATCGACGAGTGCTGGCAATGCGTTTTCCACGCCGAACGCCTCACCTAAGTACAGGCGGCTTCTCAACGCATCCTTGTATTTGTTGTACGAGCGTTTGATCCCCCACTCCGTTGCCATATACCGCCTTAGTGCAAGGATGCTTTGTAGCCGTATAAAGGCTGGGAACATATCTCGCGCCGCATCTGCGGTTTCTTCATCAATGGCGTAGCGCCGGTTCTTCACGCAGATTCCGATAGGAGTTTTCCCGTTGGTGGGCTGGCCCTTTGCCCTCTTGCCCTCGTTGATGGCCTTAATGCGCTCCGATGTGCGGTCAGCTTCGTCTTGCGCTACCGACAACATAATATTGACCTTTAATCGCCCTGATGCAGTCCGCGTTTCGTAGTCCTCTCTGATGGCCTGCCAATCCACATGATTTTTGTCGAGAACCTCTTGCACGGCGTAGTACCCCGCCACATTCCGAAACCACCTATCCAGCTTGACAAAAAGGATGGTGTCGATTTTCCCGGCGCTGCAATCATCAAGCAGGCGCATCAAGGCCGGACGCTTTTTATACGGCTTTCTGGCGCTGATTCCGGCGTCCTCGTAAATGCCAACCACCTCCATGCCGTGTGCAGCGGCATATGCAATCAGGGCCTCCCGCTGGTCTGCCAGGGACAGGCCGTGCTTCGCCTGTTCTTCGGTCGATACCCTGATGTACAGTGCTACACGGATGCGTAGATTATTTGGTAGAGTGACCACTATTTTTTGGCACATGTTATCCCCTCCAAAATCCATAGTTAGCACAATGGATGTCAACCCAAACGCACCAGGCAAAAAGCCCGATGATCAATAGTGACAAACCGAGTATGATCCACCTGTATAGCTTCACGGAGTGCCAAAGATTGCACAGTTCTGTATCCATCAGGCCGATGGTCTGCCGTTTGTTCTCAAGGCGGTGTTCTAGTCCGTCCTTTTCCGCTTGCAACGTTTCCTCACTGGCCGTCAGATGATCTCCGATGCCGTAAAATTCATCCAGCGACACGCCAAGGACGGCGCATATTGGCCCAACCGTGGAGATATAGGGGGCCTTGGAAGCATGGGTAAAGAAATTGTTGACGGTAGACGGCGGAATCCCCGATGCTTCAGCTATGTCCTGAATGGTCATACCCAAAGCGTTACGTTTCGCCTTACAAACTTCCTGAATTGTCATAAAAAGTGCCTCCTTACCCCCAAAATCAAAATATGGGTAAAGGCGGCACAAACTTTTAAACGGCTGAAAATGCCAAAAACCAAGCTTTGGGACTTGCCCACCCAACCCTGTTTTTGCTACGCTTTGATTACGGCAAGCCGACGTCCCCCGGCTTGCTCCCGGCTCCGCCGTTTGTTGCAGAGGCGGCGGGGCCGGGTTTTTCACTTACTTTATTTCCCAAGAGTTTCCGCAATTCTGGCAAAGGCAAATCTTTTGATTTTTTACAACGGTCTTTTCGCCACCTTTGCTTTTCTTCCACACGAGATTAGACATGCCAAGGGTTGATACCGCCATCAAGCCGCGAGCAGCATTGTTGATATGGCCTCCGATGCCGTTCCCGTGCTTTTTGGTTTTACTTGACACTTGCTCCATAGAAATTGTTACATTTTCGCTTCCGCAATTAGGGCAAACCATAGTGAAGCTCCTTTCATTCTTTTATATGCGTATATGTAAATATTCAATATGCGCGGGCAACCGTCATGCCCCCATATCTTGCGGTTGCAAAATCATGGTGGTGTGCTATAATAATCGAACAGACGTTCTATTCGCAAATGATGAACGGAGGATACATAGATGTTGGATTTACCGGCAAACTGTGATATAATGGCAACAGAACAGCTTGAAGAAATTCGCAACAAACTGATGCATGCCGTACTGCTTTTGCCGCAAGAGGAACAGGTAGAATTGCTGCGAATGATTAAAGGAGGAAACGATGGTGTATAATCAATTGTGGTATGAAAATCCCAACGTCCTTAAAGCCGTAAACGCGTGTCTCAACGTATTGGAAGCGTCTGGCATTTCGGCGGAATGCGCTACGCTTGTTCCGGGCTGTTTGGCGGAGGCTATTAAATGCAGCAATTATGAAACGCTAAAGCAAGGGGCATTCAAGAGCGCTCCCATTTCTGTAACCGCCAATAATGACGGCGGGTACAGTATTATGCCTGAAAGCCTGCAATGTATTGATCTACTATGGCCGAAGTGATACCCTTTGCCACCGTTTCAATTACCGATAGAGATATTGACTTCAAGGATTTTAAAACAGCGTTTGTTTTTGCCCAGCTTTCTTTTCCCCCGATGTTTGCGATAAAGTCATGGCCTTTTGGCGTGATGTGATAAATTGTATTCAAGTAAAAGTATCCAAACATTTCGCTTGTTGCAAAGGAAAAATCTGTTTTTAAGTATCCGCTTTCTGAAAGCTGCACAATATGATATATGATCTCTTCTTTTGAATAGCTGTCAGGAAGCAAGCGCACCAAACAGGGAATGCTGACATAGCTAAATTTTCTTAGCCCATTTGGATTTTCAATCGCAGTTTCAACGGAAATACGATCTTCGACCAAAAGCATAATATCCCGCAAGCAATCTGGGTTCAGTTTCATTCCGTGCCCCTCTTGCTTTTCAGATACCCGATATACCGGCATACTTCCGCCAGTTCGGCGGGTGTCGCGTCCCGGATATAATCTAATATTTCCTGCGCTTCCGCGCTCACACCCTCGATCTTCGGATCGGGGGTTTCTTTTATGCTCTTATCTTCCGTTTTGCCCTGGAGCCATTCAACGGATACGTGATATTTTGCGGCAATTTCATGAAGTTTGTTTTTGTAAGAGAGACTTGTTCCTTTTATCCACATTGAAACAATATCTCCGCTGTCATATCCGATGCTTTGAGCAAAATCTTTTTTTGCCCCTCGCACTATTTTCCCATTTTCACCGCAAGGAAGCAGAGACAGAATTCGCTCAAGTACAACATCCACAATAAACAACCCCCGAAATTGTGCACTTATCCAAAACCGATGAAATTCGGTTAAGCTAATTGACAAACCGAATTTTGTGAGGTATCATATACCTAAGCCCACCGGAAAAGGGTACACGAAAACCAGCCCCCATAAAAGCGGCTTTTGCAATGTCTTTTGGCGATTTCATTGTAATACGCTTTCCGGGTCGTGTCAAGCGTGATTTCTCACATTCATGAGGTTTCGGCGGGTATTGAAAGGAGGATGCATGATTTGGCATTGAGAGAACTGCGAGAACGGTCCGGCCTGACCCGTGCACAGGTAGCGAAGAAACTGAATGTGGACTTGTCCTGTGTGACGCATTGGGAGCTGGGCGACTGGCGACCGGCACGGAAGTACCACAAGAAGCTGGCGAGGATGTACGGCGTGACGGTGGACGAACTGTTCAAGACCAGCAGTGAGCAATAACAGGAGGAAAAAGGATGAAGGAAATTAAGGTACGGATCACATTTACGGAACCCATTCTTGGCACAAGCCCTGCAAACCCAGACGTATATCGGGAGTTCATCGGTTCCAAATCCCCGGAGGCTTTAAGCGTTGAGGACGAAGTTGCCGCGCTGGGCGCTGATGCCGTGGCCGAGAAGGCCATGACGGTGTTTCCCCGGACGGAGGACGGCACCCCGTTTCTTTACGATTACCAGATCAAAGGCTTTTTCAAGGACACCTGCGGCGGTCTCCGCAAGGTAAAGGGCACGGCCAGCGAGAAGATCAAGGCCTACAAAAAGGAAATTGACAAGCTGATCTTCCCGGAGCCTCGTGTGATACCTTTGGAGTTCGACGGCCCCATGGGTGAGTGCCAGCGACCCCTGAGAGCGCAGACGGCGCAGGGCGAGCGCGTCAGCCTTGCCATGAGCGAGGAGATCCCCGCAGGCGCTACCTGCGAGTTCCGGGTGGTCTGCCTCTGCGACGATCATGAGAAGGCCGTCCGGGAATGGCTGGACTATGGCCGCTTTTCCGGCATCGGTCAGTGGCGCAACAGCGGCAAGGGCCGGTTCACCTGGGAGGAACTCCAGTAACGCAGCGGAAAAGCAGTGCCAAGCGTGGCAAAGCAACGGCATAGCATTGCATAGAGGCGCTATGGAAAGGCCACGGCTCGTTCCGCAAAGCAACGGGAGGGCTTAGAGGCGATAGGCGTCGCAAAGGAATAGACAGGTATTGAGCTGCAACGGCAATGCACAGATGCGCAAGGCAATGCAATGGAATAGTTCAGAACGGTACAGAATCGCAGCGGAATGGCGTAGCACAGCAATGCTTGACGTAGCAACGGAAATGCAGTGATTTGCTATGCAAAGGCAACGCACAGAGAAGCAATTCAGCGCAAAGCCAAGGAAGAGAAATGCAAGGAAAAGCGTAGGAAATGCTTAGATGAGAATAGCGGTGGAATAGCGAAGTTACGTATCGCTAAGAACAGCAAAGGAATGGTGAGGCGCGGCGCGGCAATGGAATTGAGTAGCGCAGCTAAGAAGTGTATGAGACGAAGTATAAAAAATGCCCCGTCCGGTGTTGCAGACCGGGCAGGGCGGCGGAACAAATCTTAGGCTCAGATATGTATCCTGTGGCTATTTTAGCACAGGGGAAAGGAAAAGGCAATGGCGAAGAAACGAAAAATCGAATACCGGGTGATCTGGGTGTCTCCGCCTGACCCGGTGAAGATCATGACGGAGTTCGGCAAGATCTGGTCGAGGGAGCATGGCCTTGAGTTTGACGGTGTTTACACCAAAGAGGGGGACATCAAACAATGAGCTGGAACCTGTTTTTTATGATCCTTGGCGTGGCCTACGCGTCCACTTGGGTATTCAAAATCGTTGATTTGATCGAAGGAGGGAACCCGCATGAGAAAGCATGACCGGCGCACCAGAGAGCAGCGGAAGGCGGACGCCTCTGCATGGATCGGCTTTATGAGTTTTCTGGCCCTGCTGCTGATCACCATTGCGTATATGGTGGTGAGCGCGCGATGAACAGAGCGAACCGGCATGAGCGCCATCCGCTGGATCTCTGCCCGGTGTGCGGCATGGACAGTGGTGAGCGTGTGCAGTCCACGGACGCACCGTTTAAGCACTATGTACGGTGTTCCACCTGCGGTGCTATCACAGCGGGTTACGCCCAGCAATCCAACGCCACGAAAGCGTGGCAGAGAGGGGATGCGTGGAAATGAAAAGAAAGGTTTACCCGGTGTGCGAAAAATGTTCAACCGTTATAAATCCGAAATTGCATGTGGACGTGGCTCCGGGATTCGTGGTCAACCGTGAAGTCTACTGCGCTCGATGCTTCAAGGATGATATGCAGGAGCAACTGGAATGGTTGCTGAAAGAGCTTGATAAAGACCCGGAGGCGGTTGCAGAAGCAATGGGTATTGGGGTTATTGATATCCCGGAGGACTGATATGACGCAGTGTGAAAAGATCCTGGCTTACTTGGATGAGCACGGAAGCATTACCACAATGGAGGGTATGAGCAAACTGCGCATCGCCAACTTTACGGCACGGATCTCCGATCTGCGGAAGGCTGGCGTTGATCTGACGAAGGAAACGGTCATCAAGAAGAACAAAGACGGCGAGACAATCGCCTATGGAGTTTACAGGAGGGCAAATGGGCAATAGCTGTTTATTCTACACACGGGCGACCGTGGATATCAATTTCCCGGAGGGGCATGTGTGCTGCGCACTGTGCCCTCTGCTGGAAACCTATTCCCGGCTCCAATGCCGGAGAACGGGCGAGTACCTGCTTGATTCAAAAGGGCGCGGGATGTATTGCCCGCTGATTACGGAGGAACATGAATGAATATCTTTGAAAGCATTACCGCGATCATGCAAGAGATCCCGGCGATTGGGAAGGAAAAGAAGAACCAGCAGCAGGGCTTCAAGTATCGCGGCATCGACGATGTAATGAACGCCTTGCAGCCGATCCTCTCTAAGCACAAGGTTTTCGTTGTGCCGGAGGTTATCGATCAGTCACGGGAGGACCGTGTGACCAACAAGGGCGGTACGCTGCTGTATTCCATGCTGAAAGTCAAATACACGTTCTACGCAGAGGACGGCACCAGTGTTTCGGCGGTGGTGATCGGCGAGGGCATGGACAGCGGAGACAAGGCCAGCAACAAGGCGATGGCGATTGCTATGAAGTATGCGTTCTTCCAGGTGTTCTGCATCCCCACTGAGGAAATGAAGGACCCTGATGCGGAAACGCCGGAGCCAAGCAGACCGAAAGAACCGGCGATCCCCACACGGCAGAAGCCGGGGTACAGACTTCCGCCGCAGGGCGATGCCACCGTTATCTGTGAGCGCTGCGGCGGTCAGGTGATGGATTATTTTGACGGCAGAGCCACGGTGAAGGCGGCACGTCTGGCGGCGAGAGCGAAGGAACTGTACGGCCATGCGCTGTGTGAGAAGTGCGTAGCCGAGACCAAGAAGTGCGTAGCCGAGGCCCAGGAGGCCAACGATGCAGCGGGTTAATGCCACGGCGTTTCGCTGGTCGATGGACAGCGCCGGGGACTGGCTGTGCATCCAGACCGGCAAGGCCCGTCAGGTGCTTGACAGTCTGAAAGAGGGCAAGGCATATGACGTGGAGATCAAGGAACACCGGGAGAAGCGGAGCCTCGATTCCAACGCCTACGCATGGCTGTTGATTGACCGGCTGGCTGAAAAGCTGCGGATTCCCAAAACGGAAATCTACCGACGGTATATCCGAGAAATCGGCGGGAACAACGAAACGGTGTGCGTGACAGAGGAAGCAGCGGACAAGCTGCAGAGCGGTTGGGAGCATAACGGGCTTGGCTGGCAGACAGATACCATGCCAAGCAAGCTCCCCGGCTGCGTCAGGGTGGTTTTGTACTACGGTTCCAGCACCTACGATACCGCGTAAATGTCACGGTTGATCGACCTGATCGTACAAGATTGCAGAGAGCAAGGTATTGAGACCCTGCCTCAGGAGAAGCTGGCGGGGATGATGGAGGAATGGGGCCGATGAGCAAGAGCATCATGCAAGACCGCCGGGAGTGTTACCTGACCAGCTTTACAGAGCGGTTGGCAAAGCACCACGTCTATGGCGGCGGCAGGCGGCAGCTATCCGAGAAATGGGGCTGCTGGGTGTATCTCCGTGCCGACTGGCATAACATGGCCGACTACGGCGTTCACGGCAAGAATGGCCACGAACTGGACTTGCGCTTGAAGCGCGAGTGCCAGCAGCGGTTTGAAGAACTGCATGGCCATGAGAAATTCATGGAAGTTTTCAAAAAAAATTATTTGGGGGAATGAATATGCTGAACAGAATTATTGTGATGGGCCGGATGACCCGTGACCCTGAATTGCGCCGCACCAACAGCGGCACGGCGGTCGCATCCTTCTCTCTGGCTGTTGACCGGGACTTCAAGTCCCAGTCCGGCGAGAAGGAAA